TTTCGTGCGTCAAGCTCATACAAGGTAATAAAGCCTTGTACAGTGGTTTGTTGTATGTCTGTGTTAAAACTCATGTGATTTACTCCCAAACCTGCCAAAGAGGCGGTATTGCCCCCTTGACAGACAGTCAATGAACAGATGATAAAGCCATCAGCTGTTAATCTGTGTTCTTAGCATCATCCCCATCATCTGCCTTGTCGGTGGTTTCACTAGCAAGGGCAGCGCGCACCCCATAACGGTCATTTTTATAAGATAGGCTAAACTCGGTGACCGTTTGGCTGTTGTCCCAGCCTTGTAATTGGCGTAACTGGTTAGATGCCCATGCCAAAAGGTCAGCACGAAACGCCGTGGTGCGATTGCGTTTTAGCACACCATTATTCGGCTCATTGTTACTCACTTCAAAGCCGTCATCCTCAGGGTAGTAGATGACTTCAATGGTGGCAGCTTTATCGCCATGTTGGTTTTTCCAAAAGTCCACCTGTGCGATAAAGCTCTGTAATACCTGTGCCTCGGTGCGTGATACTTCGGTTAGAGTTGTTTCACTCATTGTTTTGCTCCTAAAAAAGCCCTTGATTTACAAGGGCTGTGGGTATGTCACCGACATTAATGTCGGTGAGTTAAAAAACCGCTCATCAGATGGGCGGTTTGGTTGTTAAAGTGGTTAAAGCTATTAAGCCGTTGTTTAAACTCATCTGACACCTCCAAGCTCAATAAACGGTAAAAATGGCTGTGCCTTTGCCAATAGCTCATTTAATTTGGCTTTTAGCCGTGGTTTGGTCTGTTTGCCATGGGTTGCCAAATACCGACCAGCATGTGATAGGTTGTCATCAAAGTGTTTTAAGGTAATGGTGGTTTCGATGATTTGGGCGGTGAGTGATTTAGCTGAACTCATGAGCATTTGCTCAATTTGCATATCACACCATACGGCAAAGCGTGGGTTTAGCCATCTTGCAAAATCAATGGCAAGTTTTGGGTGTAGCCATGTGCCTTGTTCAAATTCTTGTGAGTTACCTTTTTTGACAATCACAAGGGAGTTTTGTGAAGCCGTTTTTGGAGCTTCACTCAAATGCTCATCTAAGGCACGGAGATAATCTTGCGTGCGTTCAGATTTTAGATAATTTTGGACACGCTTACCGTAATGTTTGGCAATCATCGTGGCATTTAGATAGCCGTTTTCTGTAAAAGAAACCGAAATACCGTCAAAATTGACAGTTTTTAAGGTTTGTGGTAAATTAGACATAGGTTTAATTCCTAAAACAATTGAACTTAGAAAAACCTTGTTTTCGTTGGTGACGGGCAAGGTTTTTTGTTTCTGACATAATAAATTGTGTCATTGACATATATTCTAAATGACATTATAATATATGTCAATACCCAATTTTAAAAAAGGCACTATTTTTTATGTCATACCTTGATACTACCGAACTACTCCAAAATCAAGACACTTGGAAACGCTCACAAGTACGCTTGCCTAACAGTCTCTACCAAGTGGTTGCCAAATATGCAGAAGATAAAAGCATGTCCCTTAATACCGCCATTATTCACCTTTTAGATATAGGCTTGGTGAGGGAAACCGAACGAATACAAAGCATTCGCGAATTAAAGCGGGCATTAAATGAGGTTAACGCCAAAATGCAAGCTCTTGAAAACCAATCAGAGTAATAAAAACGGCTTGATGAGAGTTTTACCAATAAAAAACTCTCCGACGGTGAACTTAGCGAAAAACTCACCCAAATCCTTACCGAAATCTAGTCCATCAAAAAAGCCCCATAAAGGGGCGTTTATTATTAAAAAACTTGTTCAAATTTTAGGCTAATTTCCCAAAAGTTGCCTTTTTTCTGACTGATTTCATAATTTTCACAGACATATTTTTTGGTTTGTCCATGCGGGTTTGTCCACAAAAACGGTATCACACCTTTGTGTTCATCAAGAAAGGTTTTGATGGGCAAGATGACTGTTTGCCAGTCGCCTGTTTTTGAACCTGACCAGTCCATACGCTGATTGTTGATGCCGACGCTTACACGCTGGGCATAGCCGTCGCCAAATTGGGTTTTGCTAACAGTATGATGAACACTGGCGGACGCTCCCATGTTCATTTTCCAAGTGAAGGTTTTCATTTTTTACCCCAACAAAAAACCTACCGATATCGGTAGGTTTGTGTGATTTGGTTTACATTTTGAGTTTATCTTGGTAAAAATTAAATTTTGGCAATACCACCAGCCAATGGTTGAACATATTCTTCTTTCATACTATCTCCCGTATAATTCACCGCCTTGTCGGCGTGCTTGAATAAAACGCTGATTAAGTTTTGCATCAACGGTATGACTAATCATCTTACCAATAGTTACCATCATATCACCGTTTGGCATTTGTTGTACATCGGTCTTTTCGCCTGAATAGTTATTGATAACGACATTCACAGGGCGGCCGCCATTGCCGATTTTATCTAACTTATCATCCAAGGCTTTGGCGGTATGCCGTGGTAGCACTCGCTCGCCTTTTTCAAGATTCCAAGTACCGCTTTTGGGAACAGACATAATGCCGTCATGGGCTTGACCGACGGGCTGTACCGCCTTTAGCAAAGCCACAAACTGACCACCACGGGCAACTGCAGCCGCAGCCGCTAGAGATTTATTCCAAATGGTACCAGGGGTTTCTGCAAAAGCTTTAGAGCCCGCCTCCCACATGTTCATCAGTGCCTTGCCAATGGCATAAGACCTTTGTAAAGTAAATAACGCTTGATAAACACGGTTATTTTCACCCACAAAACTCTTAAGCGTTCCAAGTATGGCGTCGTAATGTTCTACAGCCATCTTTTCCATCAGGGCGTATCTTGCACGTAGGTTTTCCTCAATCTTTTGTTGCACAAGTTCATCATTGTAAATGATTAACTCTCTGCGTTGTTCAGCGGTTATTCTGCGTGACTCATCTGCTGAGTGCTCCAAAGCAATCATGCGTTCATTAAATGCAGTTTGCTCAGCAAGCAATGCTTCATTGTCTGCTTTTAGCTTATCAATTGGGTGCATTTCTGGCTTGGCTATACCGTATTTTCTGCGCAAATTATCTTTGATGAGATCCATTGGGTTGAGCTCATCTTCAGATGGCTTAGGAGCGCCTGGTTTACCTCGCTCAGCATTAATGCGTATTAATACTTCCAGCTGCTCGTTGAGCTCACGCGTCAGCTTTTCTTCTTCGCTAAGCGCATTCTCCACAATGTCATAATACGCACGAGTCAGCTCATTGCGATATCTTTCAGCGTGTACACGTTTTAGATCCGCCTCCTCCATTTTTAGCTTTTCAGCCAAAATGTCACTGCCGTGTTTGTTGGCCACTTCCATCAGCTTATTAATATCTGATTGTTTGTCAGCCAATTCTTGCTCAATGCGTAAAATATTTTGCAGATTTAAATCTTTGACTTTGATCAGTGCATTTTCGTTCCGAATAGCACGCGTCTTTTCATCTTGAGTGATCTTAAGCGAAGTCAGCTCATACTCCTCCCTAAAATCAATCGAATCAAGCATAGCTTTGGCAAGCTCTGCATTTTTAGCCAGTGCAAATTCATGATTGAACAAGATTTCTGCACGTCTTTCAGTCGCAGCAAGCTTAATAGCCTGTTCTTCGGTTTGTGCAAATTCAATCAGATTATTCTTTTGCTTTTCACGCTCCCAAAGATAATGCTCGGCTTTAAGTTCAAAAAACTCATCAATATTCGCTTTTTGTATTTCAAAATCTTCTTCACTAAAGCCCGCTTCAGACAGCTCTTTAAGTGCCGTAGTGCGTTCCAATACAATTTTTTCAAGCCCATCCCAGCTATAAGCAGATAATATTTCATCACGCTTTTTAGCTTGCTGTTCAAGCATTTCGTTGTATTCATTATTGGCTTGTGCGACCATATTGCCGTATTTATCACCGGCTTTAGCAGACGCACCGCCTTTGATCTGCCGACTCTCTGGGGCAAGATGCAGTAAATCAACTGATAAGCCGTCAGCGAATTTGACGCGTGACACCCATCCGCCGCCTTTTTGATGAAATACTTCAACATCTTCAACTGCGTGAGTTGTGGTGATCGCCGTGCCTGTTTTCATGGCGTATCAATACCACGGTGATCTCTGCTGGCACCAGCTTTTGGTGCTTTTCGTAGACCGAAATCCGAAGTGATTTTATAAGCAGATAAGTCCTTGCCGTCAGCTTTGAAACGACTCAGCTCTTCAGCAGTTAACCGTCTGCCACCCCCTGTCAGGCGGATGTCTAAGTGCGCGCCAGTGCTTGTTCCGCTATTGCCACTGATACCGACCAAGCGGCCATCATATTCTTTTTCTTTGTCTTTTTTATCCTTACCTTTGGCGTCTTTACCACCCTTGCTGTTTGCACCGCCTGAGCCACCGCCGCCAACGCTGTTAGCTTGTGCTTCAGCTTTGGCTTTGGCTTCTTTGCTGAGCTTATTGGTAATGATGATGCCATCAAGTTTACCGCGCAGATTAGTGCCTGTCCCCATTGCAAATACAGCATCGGGTACTTTTAGTAGTTCGCTACTTTTTAACTCAAAATGCGATATATACTCTTTATCGCCGCCAAATTTTGAATTAACCCAGTTTAAACCATCAATAATCCCGTTAATTTTACCAAGGAAGTAATTAGCGACCGAGTCACCAAGGGATATGAATAAATTGTAAGTTTGTGCTTTAAACTTGTTAAATATGTCCAGTGAGTATTTAGCAAAACCAACCGCAAAGCCTGTCATCTTGTCAAACATGGTTGCAGCGACCTGCATCATGCCAACAAATCCGCCTTCAGTATCAGCAAACATTTTGGCAAAGTAGCTTTGCGAATTTTTGGCGGTCTGCTTTGAGCCAATCCCAAAATTGCTTAGAAATTCGCTTGTGGTATCCCACAACCTGCCAAAGCCGTCGATACCCCAGTCAATCAAGCGACCTAGAATCTCTGCAGACACATCAAACGCATCGCCAAGACTCTCCATCGCTTTTTCAAGCCCCATCGTGCGTACGGCAATAGCTGCAATGATGCCGCCGATAATCATGATGGGATGTGCCATGATAATTGCACCGACTGATTTGAGCCCACGCCCAAAGAGCATCACGCTTTTAGTTGCCAACACGGTTGTACCGACCAGCGCCTTTTTGGTTGCGTTAGCTGTGGTCAGTCTCACTGTGTAAGCTGTGGCAACGATCGTCGCTTTTTTCATGGCCAGTGCTGTGGCGGTGATACTGTTAGATGCCAATGTTGCTGTGCCTGTTAATGCCTTTTTTGCCCCTGCCACGGTTGTTAAGCTACGGGCGTATGCAACCCCAGTACCCACTGCTGTCGCTGCGGAGGTGTGCCATCTGTTCACTGTTGCGATACTTGACGCAGTCGCTTTGGATAACACTGTCTTGGCATTTCTCAGCGTAAATGTCGTACGCACATACTGACTTGTCGTTAGTGCAGCAGACTGCGCCGCTCCAATAAAACTCATGACGGATGCCGTAGCGACACTTTTTGCATTAGCAAGTGTAAAATTCGCTCTGGCATAGTTCATCATGACTGTTGATGTAGCACTGACATTGACATAAGCTTTTGTTGTTGCTGTATCAAAAAGCTCTACCGCACGGGCAGCAATTTTCTTTTGTTGTGAAAATAACGCACTGGCATTTGTCAGCTGTTGCTGGCTATACGCTGCCTTGGTTTCAGCAGCGATTGCAGCGTATAGGCTTTTTGTTTTTGTCACCAGCGACGCTGTCATACTGTCCGTACCAAGCTTTGCATACAGCATTGATTTAGCATAATTGCCAGCGAACATCGCCCCTGCAACACCTGCTACAGTGGTCAGGGTTTTAAAGTTTTGAGTGACAAAGTTAAGGCTGCTAACCACCAGTGCTGATGCACGAGAGTTTTCATTCACCAGGTCATGGACAAGGTTTTTGTACTCTTGACCGATATTTGATAACGCTTGACTGATCGTCACTGGCATCATAGCCATTTTGGCATCAAGAGCGTCTCCAGCGTCCGCTACGGCTGAGTAAATCACTTCAGCGGTGATCTTGCCCTCAGACCCCATTTTTTTAAGCTGATCAATACTGACGCCCAATTTTTGAGTGAGCAAATCTATCAGCACTGGCGCTTGAGACGCAACTGAGTTAAACTCCTGCCCCTTTAAAGCACCCATATTCAACGCTTGGGCAAGCTGTGTCAATGCTGCCTGTTGCGACGCAGCAGATCCGCCGCCCACCGCCATTGCCTTTGTGATGTTTTCAGTGAATGTGAGGACTTGGGCTTGTGATTTGCCTAGATTATCTAGCGCACGTTTAGACTGTGCGTACAAATCCACCGTCGCATCAAAGCTTGCGTAGTTTTCACGGCTGATGTCACGCAGATTGTTTAAGACATTTTTATATTCTTCATGGCTTTTTGTATTGATACGAACTTGACTTGCCAGCTCTTGCATTGAGTCAGCAGTTTGTATGATATTTCGAGCGCTCAACGCACCGCCAATCACATTCAGCGCACCGAATCTGTCGAATGTTTTTTGAGCAAATCCCGCCAAGCCCTTTAAATCTTGTTCTGCTTTTTTGGTGGCTTTTGAGATATTGCGACTAAAGTGTGCCGTATTTGCACCTAGAACAATGTTTAAAGACAGCATAATATAAGCTCCAAAATTACAAAGCCCAGCTTGCTGGGCGTGGTATCACTGAGCATCTTCTAAATGATTAAATCGCTCAATCAAGAGCGATTGCTCATCTTCAAGCTCAGCTAAGCGCTGATAATACTCATACTCTTGACGCTGCTCATCTGTCATGGGGTTTGGATCAATGATCAGATAATCAGATAGCTTACCGCCGCCCATGGACGCAGCGATCGTTGCAGCTTGGATGTCGCCACGATAGCCGCCGATTGGGTCTAAGCGATCATAAGCCAGCCATTCTGACAACTCACTGGCACTCATCGTCGCTTCAAGTTCTCCGACAGTCTTGCCCAAATGCCCAGCCAATTTAAACAAAAACCGACGCTTTTCGTCGGTTATGAGTTTTTTTCAAGCTCTGCCTCGTCCTCGTCAAAACGATTGACTTTCTTGATCGCATCCATGAGCTCACCGACTGTGCCGGCATCAATTTGGGCAATTTGTGGCAGATCAGCCTCCGTAAACATCGGCTCACCATTTTCATCACAGACACTATACAAAATGCTGTAAGCACTATTATTCAAGATGGTATCTTCTTCAGTTTGCACTTTTTTATACAAAGCAGATTGCTCGCCAATGGTGATCTTGCGTAGGTAGATCGGCTGGTCAATGCCGTCAATCTCTACCTTGGTTGGCTTGTTGCGTGATAAAAGTGCGTTGATTAAGCTGTTTGTGTTAGTGTTTGTTTTTTTCATAATAAATTCCTAAAAATGGGGTGTATTTGCACCCCGTAGGTTGGTTTGTGTTTGATTATTCAGTGATTTTTGAGACATCGCCAGTGATGGCAATGGTGGCAGTTTTGCGCAGCTTTTTCTTGGTATCTTCATTATCAACCGATAATTTAGAGATAAGACCTGTGAATTTGCGCGACTCGCTAGATGCTTTGACAAACTTAAGCTGAAAATGTAGCTCTGAGCCATCGTCAAAGGCTTTTTGTACCAGCTTTTGAGCAGCGTCTTCAGGATCGACCACAAACTCAAACTCAATCTCTGACTCTTCTTTAAAGTCAACGACCGCTTTAACAGTGCGTTTGTCATCTGTCGCAGTGACATCATCAAGCACCTTTTCGTCAGATGGTACCGAGCACTTGGTCAAATGCTCAACTTTTTTAAAGTCTTCGCCGTCAGTTGAGACAAACAGCTGATAAAAGCTGTCAACAAGATTAGCGACATTTTTAGCCATGGTTTTACTCCATTAAAAAAGCCCACGAGTGTGGGCGGGGTTAATTAATATGTTTGCCAAAATCCATATTCTATTAAGCTGCGATACAGTCCATCTTCATACAGATATTGACAGCCACCATACTCTGAGGGCTTAATGTTGTCAAGCACGCTAATAACTTGGTCGGTCAGTGCCAGCATGTCATCATAGTCATTATGATAAACATCAATTTGTATATTTATCCATTCATGCCCTGTGATGCCATCTAGGGTATTATCAGGCTGTGTGCTAATGGTCTGATATACGATATAAGGCGGACGCTGACCGACCGACTCTGGCACAAACAAAGGGTACACCCTGCTATCCACCAAAGGCGCTAGTTTTTCATAAATAATTCTGCTTGCGTTCATTTCATGATTGACCCAATAAAAAAGCTCAACCGATTTACGATTGAGCAAATACCATACATTACTAAATAAAGAAAAACCCAGTCTATACAGATTAGGTTTTTATCAATTTTAATACTGCCAATCTAGACCAGTGGCATCAAACTCAAATTGCGTATTGCCATATGCTAAGCAAGCCGCGCCTGCCGCTAATGCTTTAACAGTAAATAAATTTGAATGTAGTTTCATGCTCTCACCCTATTTACAAACTTTCTTAGATGCACTGATTGATCCATCTTTACAGACAAACTTACCATTGCTGCAATGAGAGATACCGCCTTTTTTACCGCTGCATGGCGTATTTTGAGCCATTGCAGGTGTGGACGATAAGACAAACAAGTAGCAAAAACACTTAAAACTGATAAAAACTTGTTCATTACAATCTCCTCTCCCAGTTAAGTTAATCGGAATTATAACTTTACAATATTTTTTCTAATTTGTTAAGGTAATTTTTCAAATATCTATTACTTTTTTATAATATCTGCAGGAATTTAGCCCTTGCTCATAAATAAAAATGGTCTTAAATGTTCAAAATAAATCGGCAAAAATCTATCCATTATATATGTTAATAAAGTAAACATATCTTTAGATGTGCTTATGATTTTTTGAAACAAAAAGCCATCCTATTAGGATGGCTTTATTCTGGTCTGGGTCTTAGATTGATTTTATTTTATCCAATTCTTCCAAGAACGGCTTAATGACTTCAGGAGATATTTCAATAATTATTTCTTGTTTACCGTAAAGTTTTAACTTAAATCCATTAGGGTTTTCTCTAAGTAGATTTTCCGTGATATTAATGCCCACAACTTCGGTTATCTTACATGGTAAACCAACACTTTTGCTGCTGCAATCAACATCATTATCGATTTGAGTGACACTATAACTACCGCCATTAGTATCTCTTGCTGACTTAAAGTGAGACCAACCGGTAAATGATAGATTTTTAAGATAAATTTGCAAAACCACCAACTGACCTGTTTTTTTATTATAATTACCTCTGATTAGATAATTGTCATCAAACATATCTGTTGATAGGCTATACATTCCATCAAACTCATCATATCTTGACTTGGCTTTAATACTAACTGGCGTAATAGAGCCACCAAAAATATGCAATTGGTCTTGATCGTCTAATTTTTCACCATTAGCTTTTAAAATATCATTCTTTGGCATGCCACCCATGTAGTAAATGGTTTTACAGGACGGCGTTATAAATTCAGTTGTAACATAACGATCTCTTGTGTAAGATTTCCCACCAATAACAACATTATCAGTTTTTGACCTGTATAATTCCTGGGTGTATTTTGTTGGAACATTGGTTCTTGACACCTTTAGATTACTATTAGCAAAATCTGCATATTGTCTATTATTTAATGAGCGAGAAAATAAGCCAGTTTTTTCAGATAAAACAAATGAATTGCTCATATATTTACTGGTGATCTCATCAACCTTGTACTCAGGACTGTTGATTTGATCATAATTACAATTTGCATAAACTGACGTTGTTATACCAATCGACAAGACTGACAATAATAGCTTTTTCATATTAATCCCTCTGTGAAACAAGCAAGAAAGCTTAACATAAAATAACTAATATTTGAGAAAAAATCAACCTAGCCGCCATGTTTTTTGATGCTTTTTGCTAAGCACGATTTAAATCTATCAACCGCTTCAGCTTCATGATTATGATAAGCTGGACGGATAAAAGGCGTGGCAGGCATTTTTTTAGTACCATACTCAATAAACCGCCAATAATAAGCTGATCCGTGCGTCTTTCCTGTGCCTTTGTGCATATAGATACCGACAGAGGCTCGATGCTTATTTTTACTTTTTTTATTGAGCCGGCGTCTGCGAACGCTTTTTTTAGCAACCCCGGTTCTTGCCATTCAAACTTACCTTCTCCCCTCTTGGCTCGTTTAGATTTACCAGCGCGCCACTTGCCATTTTTGGTTTTTACGTAAGTTGCTTCACCTTGGCCGTGCGACATGTACCAGCGGTATCTTTTCTCAGCAACTCTTGCACCGCGTCTGGCAGCGTTGAGCATCGGTTGACTGGCAAAGTTTAAAGACTCGTACAGTGACTTACCGCGAAATTCTTTGTCAATCTTACCAAGTTGTTCATCCAACTCTTTTAGACCCTCAATTTTAACGCTCACTTTCATCACCTGCCCCCTGTAGCAGTAGGGTAAGATATTCTCGACCACTTTTATTGTCCACCAGTGGCTCACCAATAATATCGTAGGTTTTACCACGGCACACGACACGCATATTACGCTTAATATCATCTCGATATCTGATTTTAAGCCTTGCCAATATCTCCACGCCTGCCGCTTTCCCAGCAATGACATCTTTGGCAGAGACGGGTGTAAATTGCCCCCAAACCGTATCTATGACAGACCATGTTCGCTTGGGTGCACCTGTTGCAGATCGTAATTCTAAATGCTGCATGAAAGATACTCTATCTTTAAGCTTACCTGCTTGCATCACACCCCCAAATTTCGATAAGGCTGTAACAACGCCTCAAATCCAAAGGGGATTGATTGCGGCGTTTGATAGTCATTATTGACAGCTTCTCGGTTGTCATACCAATGCCCAACAAGCAGTAACACCGCTTGCTGTACTGCCAGATTGCTTTCATCAAGTAATCCGTCGATGTAATTTGACGCATGAATTAAAGCAGCATTCAAATAATGCATAAGTAAATCATCTTCATCGTCATGATCGATACGGCACTGATGCTTGACCATTTCAAGCGTTATCTTCTGTGTCATCGCCATCATCACCTTTATTTTCAAGCACAGGTTCAGCCTTGTTGCTTGGTACTTTTTTAGCTTTGCTTTGCACTTTTTTGTTTGCGTGAGCCTTACCAATCAAACCAAACTCAATTAAACGCTTGGCGGTAAAATCATCATCAAGCTGCCTGATATCGCCCTCATAGTATTGCTTATCGCCATAATGCTGTTTTAAGACTTCATATTCAGCCATTTTCATCTCCCATAAAAGATATGACCTGTCCTGATGGCAGGTCATATCAGCAAGTTTCAAGGCTTATTTCGCTACCAAATCGCCATAAATAAACGCCTCAGGGCGATATACGGCTAATGCAAGACGCTCTTCGCAAAGGATAGTAACCAAGTTTCGTACAAAGTCATCCTCGTTTTCGGTTGCCACGGCAATCGCCGCTTGCTGTCGGTCAAAGATTTGTGCACCAAGGTTAAACGCACCTGTCAAGAATTTGCCCGTACCCATGGTGGTTGTTTCAACAACTGGTACGCCCCATAGGGTGCGATTTGCCGTACCTTGTGGCAAGCCGATGATATGCCTATTATCCGCATCTTTTTCTAGCTCAATCTTAGCCCAATCGATTGGGTTTAAGACGATGCCAGAGGCAGGATATTCGGCTAACACCGCTTGTAGCTGTGCCAATCGCAACTGGTCAATGATGGTATATGTGCTAAGCGTCGCTTTGTCTGCAAATGCTGTCGCTTGCGGGATAATGCCCTTAAGATTGCCATTTTCGCCATCGCCGTTTAGCAGCTGACGATCCTCAACCAGTTTTAAGCCATAAATCAAGCGTCCGTTGATATAGCTTGCCAAAGCTGAAGCGTCATCTAAGATTTGTCGTGACGCTTTGACATAGTGGGCAAGTGTTCGTACTGATACGCTTTGGGTGTCAAACTTGATATGTGACTGTGCTTTTTTATCACCTTCATTGTGCTGTGCTGCTGCTGAGTTTGTAAAGCCTGTTTCACGCACATATTCAAGTGCATTGCTATCAGTCGTGCCTTTCATCAGCAAGTCACGCACTCGCAGACGCTGATCAGGTGGGGCTACAATGCCTCCTAGACGCTGTGTTTGTACCAGTGCACCTGCTGCCCCGCTGGTGTCGGTGGTGGCACTGGTAATCGTCGCTTTAATATTTAGCTTGGCTCGATTGCCTGCGGTCGGATTATCAGCAAATTGCTTAAACGCATCAGATTCAAACAAACGCTCACCCAGTGACTTTTCAGGCTCTTGATTTTGTGCTCTGCGTGCTTGTTTTTGCTCTACGGCATCAAGGCGTGCTTTAACATCACCCATTGATTTAAGCGCTTCATCAACATCCCCTTTTAAAGTAGATAAGTTATTTTCACCTTTTTCTAAGCGGCCCGTTAATTCTTCGCCCAAGCCCTTGACATAGTCAGTGGCTTTTGCAAGCTCGGTGGCGAGCTGTTTTGTCATATCAGACATTTATGTCTCCTGTGATAGATTTAATGATTTGTAATGCATCTTTAAGTTCTGCTGGCTCACCCAGCAATTGACGCAAGCCATGTGATGCGATTGCTGTGGCTTGCGATTTGCTAAATCCTGCATCACGCAAGAATTTTTCAAATTCAGATAAAGTGGGCAGCTGCCCTTGTGCCAAAGCCGATTTGACCACTGTCACGGTCGATGCGTCGTTGGCAGGAAAGGTAACGATTGAGATTTCAAATAAATCCAATTCTTTGAGCAGTAGCACCTCTTTGGTATTGTCATAGTCTGCTTGCTCAACACGATAGCCGATAGATAAGCCGTCAATCACGCCTGCTTTGATGAGTGCGTGTGCTTCACGGGCTTTTGGCACATCATCAATGAGCAATTTGCCCTCACCGTATAGCCCATGTTCATCTTCTTTGAGTGCTGTCCATACGCCGATGGGCTGTGCTCTGTCGTGTTGCCACAGTATCGGCGGCATTTTGCTGCGTGTTTCAAACTTTGCCAGCGATTTGACAAATGCCCCCTTTTGCACGCTGTCGCCGTAGCTATCCACAACATCAAAAACATTGCAATAGCCACTAAAAAAGCCGTCATCTTTAACGATTGACGGCTCAAAATTAATTGATTTGGTTTTCATGATCTTGTCCCAATTTCTCAAGCGGTGTTAGATTGAGCTGTACGGTCAGACTGTCGCCACCTGACATTGGTGGCAGATCTTCTAAAGCACGCACCTCATTACGAGTCATCACGCCATTTTGTAGCATGGTTGTATAAAAATTAGCACGCCCTTGGCTATCAGCACGCAACAGACCCTCAACGCTAAATTTAGGACTGTATTGCGACCGCTCAGACGGTGACAGTAGCTTTTTACGAATCGCCTGCTCAATGCGTTCAAGCGTGGGGCGTAAGCTGTAAGTCAAAAAGCCCAAATTCATGCCCTCAAGGCTCGATGCCCATGAGCTTGCCTTATCGGTGTGACCAATCAGCTGCGGAGGCACACCAAAAGCTCGGCATATCTCTTCAATGCCAAAATACCTAGTTTCAAGTAACTGTGCATCGCTTGGGTTCATCTTAACCCCGCTAGATGACACGCTCATACCAGCTTCTAGCACCATATATTTGCCAGCATTTTCAGGCTTTGAAAAATATTCAAGATTACCTCTTAGCTTTTGCCTTTGCTCGCTGTTTAAGATATTGTCAGTCTGCAAAAAGCCGCCAGCTTTTAAGTTATTGCCAAAAGTGTGGCTTGCAGCATTGTTAGCGTCAATTTGTGCACCCATCACGCCTGCTTGATAGCGGATTGGCGACAAGCCAACCAAGCCATCCATGGTAAACCCTTTGATGTGTAACACATCTTCAGCACCAAAAATATCCTCGCCGACTTTATAGCTAATATCACCATCACGATTTCTTTTCACTACGGTAATTGATGGGTCTAATATATCAAGACTAACCACCCTACCGCCCAATCGTGTGATGTACACATAAGCATTGCCCCATAAGTCAAGACTGACAATCACCGACTCCCAAAATTCAGACGCTGTCATGTCAGCATTTGGGCTGTCATGCAAAATTCGGTACAAGTGGTGATCTGTTGCCAATTCCTTGCTATCAGACTTTAGGTGCAGAGGCAAACTGGCGATGGTCTGACTTCTTAATCGCACACACGCCCACACTGCCGATAATTTTAAAGCGGTTTCTGCGGTTACTGCCGTGCCAGATGGCATGTGCATTGAGTTAAACGGAGCAACTTCGCTACCTTTATCAAGTCGCTTACCGCCCCCAAACAACTTGGCGTAAAACCGTGACCACCAGTTTTCATCATTCATAATTCACCCAATAAAAAACCTGCACCGTTAACGATGCAGGTAACTAATTTTTCTTGTGTGCTACAGAGACAAAAGATTAAGCAATAATCATATTATCAAAAAATTCATCTACATTCCCAGTATCTGTATGCACAATCGCCCTAGATAAAGCCATAATCAATGCGACCATACCGTCAATCTTATTCTCAGCCCTTTCTTTATTCGGATAGATATTATCCTTTTTATCAAGGGTTGCCACCACATTTGACGCTTGCCAAGTTAAAATCGGGCAATCACCATGTGCCAGTCGCTTTTGTAGCACCAACGCCTCAAGCTCTTTCATCGGCTCGCTCATGTTTTGCACGGTGTGTCTTAGTTCGACCATCACCATACCTTCTTTTTCCATCTCTTGGGCAAGCTGTGTGGCTTGCCATGGGTCATACGCCACTTCTTGCACATCAAACCGACCATAAAACTCACGCAAATCGTCCTTAATGGCATCAAAATCCACCACCTCCCCCATGGTCAGGGTGAGCAGGCTATCGGCATCCCATGCTCGATAACGCTCAGTGTTACTATCAAGCTCTTCAAGCACACGCACATCTGGCAAATAATAACGCCCATGTACATGGTAATTGAGATCGTCAGCTGTCGGTGGGAATAGCAAAATTAGTGCCACCATGTCAATTTTTGTGGCAAGATCAAGACCGATAAAGCAAGGACGGCCTGTCAGTGCAGACAACGGCAACCGCTCTGGAGCATTTGCCCATTTTGCCATGTTCAGCCAAGCATTTTTTGCACCCACCCACTCATTTAGGTGTTTCGTTCTAAAAATTGCCTGCTTAGCAGCACTCATTTTGGCATCACGCTGTCTTGCCTGTAAAAACTCAGCCGATACTGAGATATCCATATTCGGATTGGCTTTTTTAAGTGCAATTTCGCTTGTCCAATCATCGTCTTTGTCCATGCCATATAGCACCGCCCAAAGGTCGGGAATGTCCATTACCCCATCAAGCATTTTTTCAGCATCTCGCACCATCTGATGGCACGCACCACCGATGGATGAACCTGCTGTAGTAATCACAAGCATAATCGGCTGTTCTCGTGCACCCATGCCCGTTTCCATGGTGTCGTACAAATCGTTATTTTTATGCTCATGGTATTCGTCAATGATGGCACAAGATGGGCTAGAGCCATCACCAGGCTTACCAATGATCGGTTCAAATCGTGAGCCATCGGCTAAGCGTGCCATGTTCGATGCATTGACTTCAACGCTGTAGAAATCTTTAAGTGCTTTGGTACGCTCAACCATGATTTTGGCTGGTCGAAATACTTCCCAAGCCTGTTTTTCTGTGGTTGCACCGCTATACACTTCAGCACCAAACTCGCCATCAGCACAAAACATATAATTGCCAATGCCTGCTGCAATGGCAGACTTACCATTTTTACGACACACAAAAATTAAAATCTTAGTATAACGCCGAAACCCCGTCGCTCGCTTAATCCAACCAAAGGGCAGGCAGCAAGCAAAGATTTGCCATGGTTCAAGGGTGATTCGCTCACCTTTTGATGCCCACTTGCCCTTGGTATGCGGTAGAAGCTGGATAAACTTTGCCACCTTTTCTGCCTTGGCAGGGTCAAAAAAATACGGATAATCAGGGTTAGTTTCGCTGTTTTTTAGCTCGTCTAAGTGCTTTTGGCAGGCCAATTTAATGTATTTATTGGCGATAATCTCACCAGATAGCACCGCATGAATGTAATCTAAGGCTTTTTGTACATTGGGATAAGTCATAAATCTGCAAAAGGATTGGCGATAGGTTCGCTGTTGGCTGCACCTGTCAGCCGTGTGCGTGATGACGGGTCAAGACCAAGCAATGACCCAAACTTCATCATCTGCGTTTTGGCTTCGTTAATGATAGTGAGTGCAGGGTTTTTATTCAGCTTGCCGTTGTCATCCATGATAACAAGCCCATACCGCTCCACTTCTTGTTCAGCTTCACGCCACCTACTGTAGCTCATGCAAAATGCTTCGACATTATGCACATCTGCCACAGTTAGCACGCCAGTTGCCAACAATTCAGGCATCACAGTACACCACATGGTCACGGCAGTACCTGTCATCCATACTGGCGGTTCGATTTCGGTGATTTGTGCAAATTTGGGTTCGTTTTTGTTCAGGGCACGCTTGCCAGGGTTGCCTGTCAATTCTTTAATAGCTGTTGGTTTTGGTTTTCGCCCTTTCATTTTTCCACCTGTTAATTTATCTTAACTTACCCTAAAACTTCCAATTTCGCGGTCGTAAAAATTTTTTTTAGGGGGCGGTGCTACAAGACAATCTTTCCAAACTTTTTACCCGCCCCTCCCGTCCTGTGCTGTCTTAATCTTGTGACAAGAACTACAAAGTGACTGCAAGTTTGCCATATTGTCTGTGCCACCTTTCGCCTTGGGTATGATATGATCCACATCGGTTGCGTGTGTGTATCGTGCATCAGCTTTGCACATTTGACAAAGATACTTGTCACGCTTAAGCACCTGTAATCTTAATCGCTTCCACTGGCTACCATAGCCACGCTCTGACGCTGATTTATTATGTTGCCAGCCATGGCGGAGGTGCGCGTGTTCATCACAATAACCCTTCATTAATCTGCTTTTAACAAGATTTTTGCACAGTCTGGCTCTGCATGGTGTTGTCATATTTCTTCCATAAAAAAAGTGCACCTTTTAATTAGGTGCACTCCTCGAGTTTGATAATATCTTACTATTGGACTGTCGACAAAACAAGGCTTATTTGTAGGGTTTATGTAAATGAATACAGTTTATGCAATAGCCCAGCTAAAAATGATTCCGCTTTAATGAGGGCAGATCTAACATCATGGCGGCTTGCTCGGCTCTTGCCCCGATACCCAATAGCACTCAAATAGCGTACCGCAATCTTTTCATGAGACCACCCCCATACATAAAACATCATAAACACATTGGCTGACACTGAGCAATATCTCGCCAGTTCACTGACCCCCCTATCAATTTGCAAGCCCCGATCATCTGTCATCACATATACGCGGCGATTTGCTGGTAGCTTTGATCGCTCAACCATTAGCCAAGTGCTTTTAGCTTTCAAGCAATCAGGGTTATCACGCACCCATTTACCCCACTCTCTGTATTCGTTCATATCGTCCCCTTGATTCTTTTAATCTCATCTTGAATATACCAAACCGCCTTTTGTAAGTCCTGAATATCACTGTTACCATCTTTTAGCCCTGCTCGCCAAAGGTATTTAATGGCGTTGCCGATATTAAAATTACGATGGCGTGTAATCTGTATGCACTCAATGCCTGATGGGTCTGATGTATAGTGACTTGGGTGATTGACTTCGTCTTGATTAGTCTCTTTCTGATTTTTTTTCAAAGAGCTGTTATGAACAAGTTTACCGTTCGCCATATACTTATGGTCTTCGCCTGCGTTTAAGATGTCATATACAAGAACAACTGCTCCGTCTGCATAAGTCATCATTGGGCGTGTTCCTTGTATGGGATAGATTGTGGTTGAACTCGGCAAAGGGCAATCAATAATGGATATCATATTGTTTCGTGCATACTCTAATGAAACCATACCACTTTCAGTAAAGACTTTATGCCCTCGTGTTCCACATAAACCATCATAGTTAATGACTTCTTGCACACCGTTACAAATCACGCCATCGTGTTCTACAAACTCTTCACCATTCCATATAAGAGTATCAGATGTAGCGTCTATGATGTTCGCATAGTAAGGTGATGGGTCGAACGGATTTTTAGACTTTAGACACACCATAGTTTCCGCCACAAAGCAACCGCCATACCTACCTGTGTGAGCCGACGCATAGCGTAATGGTATCGGCATGTTGCCACGGCTTGCTATATCTAAAACAAACGCATGGGCAAATGGCGTCCAGTGATTATGTTTTGCTAAGTATTTGATTAAGTTTTTATTTTGTTCAGGGGTGAAATTACTTGCGTCTTTAGCAAATGACACCCTAGCGGCATTCACTACAGAATTATCATCGCCCATGTGGTCTTTATAAACCGCCATAATAGGCGCTTGTTTATATGTCATGCTCATTCATATCTCCAAAATATCAATATTATGTACAGTTTTCATTAAATGTTTTTTTAAACGATATACTTTATCTTTTTTTGTAATTGCTGATTTCACATCTTCAACAACGGTTTTGCCAATCCTATTATCAAAATACACGAAATCGGCAATATAACGCACGCTAGGACGCTTTCTAGGCTCGCCTGCTATCCTAGTACCACTAACCAAAATAAATGGCTTCTGTAGCGTTAAATCGCTAATTAAACCACTATTTTGCATTTGCTTTAGCACAAGATAACGGTTGGCTTCTTTTTTACTGTCAAAAGTAATGCCGTCAATTTGTGTTTTCTTGTTTTTGTACTTCACGAACTTTATCCCGGTAAATTTTGTAAACAGTGCATGCTCGTCTGGTCTCATCATTTCGCAAGCCTGCGTAGTAGATAGATCTTAAAACCATCACATCGTCGTAATCCAAGTCGGTGATTGAATGCCAGATATCACGGTGACATGGTTCTCGTTTTCTCATACTAACCGCCCTGTGATCTTCCCAAGCGTTGCAAAGATTTCATCCTGACGATCTTTTGATACAGGCCAATGCTCATCATTGGGCTTGTTTTCAATCGCAGGTGGTGGTGTGTAAACTTGGCAAGTGATACCGTCTTTGACAAAGCGATTAACGATCAGCTCATACTCATCTTTGAACGCATTTTCAGCACGCCATTTGTCATGTTCTGACTTGATATCCTGCCAAAGGTGGTAGGTGGCATCATAGGCTTGTTTTTCAGCAACAGTGATCACCGTGTTCTTAGGATGAGCAATCCACTTCAAGATATTGCCCAGAGCACCTGATTTGCCACGATAACTGTCTGAAATGGCATCGTCATGGCTAAAGCTTGCTAAACCCAAACACCAGCGACGAAACAAAGCTGCATCTGGACAAAAACCCTTGCTTACCATCGTGTTGATACCCACAACCAACTGCTCAGGTGTCAAATCTTGTGTGACAAAAGCAAAAATATTCACCACATCTGCAGTTTTCATAGCACCATAGCGTTTTTCAAACGAACCAACAGCTAAGCCTTGTATGACTGCCACCAAGTGTGACGGACTGTGAATTTGAATCATCAAGTTACTCATGCGTCACCCCAAGTTTTGGATTTGCGTTTTTGCTGTAAAAATTTTCACCAAAGTTATTCGCCATGGCTGCCAATTCATCAGTGCGATTCGTTGGTTTTTTGCTGTCCGATCTTGATAACCATTGACGAAATTTCTGTCTTCTCACAAAGTCAGTATTCAGCGGTTTACCAAGCGTGGCTTGATTGTCGTAGTACGCCTTGAAATCTTGCAAAGCGATTTGATACTGCGATGCATTGAGTGTGACATTCACGCCTGCCCTAAGCAATTCAGATTGCATTTCCTGCATGGGTGGTGGTTGCCAATCCGCCAAGCTGCAAAAATTTTGCTCGCGCGCGTTAGTGTGTGTATATATATTATTGGTTATTGGTTTATGGTTATTGGTTGGTTGAACGGTCGTTGAACGGTCGTTAATTTCCTGTTGAACGGCTGTTGAACGGTCGTTAATGTGATGTTCATCATTTGCTTGCTGATTGTTTTCGTCTTGTTCAGCTTTCTTTTTACGAGCGTTAGCCGAAGCTTTGCCAGCATTTGATGCAACTTCTTGCTTTTTCTTGTATTCTGCAATTTCTTCATCGCATCGTGCTTGGTGATAGCCATCATCTTCCAAAATAAAAAAATCTTCCAGCACCATATCCACTGCTTTTTGCAGTTTTTTGGTTGTTGCTCGAAGGTAGCGATAAATTTTATTTTTATCTGATGGTAAGGGTAATTCGTTTGAATAATACCAAGCGAGTGCACGATGATACATGCACTCTTCTTCGACACTCAAATGAATGGTTGCATTGTTAAAATCATTAATGTTGTGACTATAGTAATGCATCAGTTCACCTCCGCCGCATAGTAAACGCAATAAATATGATTGGTGCTATCACGAAGCTTCTTGTTTTTGATCAGCGTTTTGCCTTCACGCTGATTAAACCTGCTCACTGCCGAGCCTGCCGCTTTAATCCCAAATTGTTTTTTGATTTGAGCTGATGTCATATGCTCACCTGTTTTTTGTAGATGCGATAGCAGCAATCTAATCTTGGCATTTGGATTATACTGGCGGCAGGCGTGAGCTTTGCACACCATTTTCTTTGTCTGCTCTTTATTAAGATTGATGACTTTGCCACCTTTTTTGATAAATTCAGCGATTTCTCGCTCTTGGGCGTCAAAATCTGTGCGACGCTTACTAAAAGCATTGCTCACAAAATTAAAGTTTGGTATAATAAATTCGTTCATTTAACTTTCCTTAAGTTAATCCGAAAATGGACACCGCCCCTAGTTGCTTCTAGGGGTTTTTGCTTTCTTTCGTGGTCGTAACTCTTCTGAACGCACCACGCCGTTTGTTAGACTTTCTGCCAAGTCTGCATTATCTCGACTAATATAAAAGCGATTATTTAACCAACCACTCACAGACGATTGTTCCACATCCAAAGCATCTGCTAGCTTCATCTGTGATCCAAAAAACTCAATGAGACGCTGCACAGCTTTATTTTTTGTTTTAGACATTACACCACTCTCTTATAAAAATATAAGAAATTATAAGTTAAATGATACAAAAAATCAATTAAAAAATAAGCATTCTAATTTGTAAAAATATTAGTTATCTAATATAATTGCCCTAGAGATATCCTAAAAATAGGAAAAAGCTATGGAACTCAAAGATCGTCTGAAATATGCAAGAAAAGCCAAGGGGCTTACCCAAAAGCAAGTAACCGAACAAATTAAGGGCTTGTCCCAATCTGCATACTCTCAGCTTGAAAGTGGTAAAAGCAAAAGCACCACTCGTGCTATTGAGCTGGCACATCTTTTTGGTGTTGATGTACATTGGTTAATTTCTGG